CACAAGGCCGCGCTGGCTCGTTTCCTCCACGAGAAAGCGAAAGGCATAGTCCATCACCCGCCCCTCTACAGTCGCGCCAATGGAGAGAGGATTCACCGTTTCGAGTTGAATGTTATCCGAGAGACTGAGTTCGCCGAGCGTCACGGAGAACGAGCGAATCCCGCGCTCTCTAAACTCTGCGTAGGTAAGCGTATGTGGAATCTCGATTTTCGTGTCTGCAACGATGCGTGACTGTTTGACAAGAGTCCGTTTCATATCTACCAACGCTGCTTCACAATGACCGATACGACGCTGCGTGTCGCCCGTTACCGTGATTTTCTTGACGATCCGAATATCGCGCAAGGTATCTGCACGCATGGCGATGGATGTGTTGAGACGGCGCGACGTATCTCCACTCACCTGTACGGGCTGACGAAATACGGGAATCACCGTGGCGTATATAATGGGTTTTAGGTGAATACGTCCCATCGGCAGCCATGCGATGCAGACGGCAGGTTTCAGCTTGATGCTCATGTTCCCGCTCTCCATCCGAACTGCCGCCCCGTGAGTTCTGCAATCCTCATGGAGACGGTGCGCGTGTCCATAACGGTGGAATTCGGATTCTGCTCTACAACGTGTCTTCCGTATTCCGTAACATTCCCGCCGCTCTTTTCAAGTGCTGTCAGAGCGCACAGTCCTTCTGCCGTACGGTAGGCGGGATTCCCGATGAGAGAAAGCCCCGTCACACGCGAGTCCGCGCCATACTGCGCGGACAGGGCGGCAACATCCACCGTTTGCAGAATCTCCTGATTCGCAGCCGTCGCCTCATAGCTTCCATCGCTGCAGTCGGTCATATTCGTCTGCGTCGCTTGGACGGGCAGCATGATAACCTGCTCCCGTGGGCTGATCTCCTCGTCGGAGAGAATGAGATTCGAGATGAGAATTTCATCCGTTCCGCTGAGGATCGATATTGTCTTCGCATCCGAGTTTGTGAGATAACCGACATACGCATCACTTTTATTGCAAACCTCGAGTTCATCAATCACGGCATGAAAAAGACCGTCATTGTTTTGTCCCGGCTTGATGTGAAACCACACCGTGCTGATTGCTTTTACACGAACTTCCTCACCTGCAACAAGCGTATTATTGTTGTTGTTCCCGCGAATCTTCCACTTGCTCCAGAATGTTTCTGCTTCAATGATTTTGTAGCCCCCGATAGCGATGGAGAACCTTGCACGGTCTGCATTTTCGGAGTTCTTGATGTACATATCGAATTTACCGTAAAGCTCCGGCGGCACCTCGGAAAGGTTGAGTCCCTTGTAGTAGGTCGGCTGCCAGAAGGATACGCCCGTCTTACTGTACTGCTCCCCTATGACCGTTGCACCGTCTTTGACCGAAAGCAGCTCCGCATAGCCCGGATTGATGTATTTGAACGCCATACGAACCTCCTCAGTCCGACACCAAAAGCCCCTCTGCTTGAATGTCCACGCTCACATCCTGTTGCGGCTTCTCGTCCGCCGTGCTGAGTGCCTTTACCCAGAAAATCGTATTCTTATCGGCAACATTGGATAATGAGATACTGTCTTTCCATTCGGCAGACTCCAATGCCGTTTCTGCAGTGTATTTGTTATCCGTCGCGGCTTTCCACTTGTCCGCATGATCGCCAACGAATTTGACCGTCAAGGCTCCGTCGATATGGAAGCCGTTCTCGCACCGCACGGCACACTTGACGGCTTTCTGCTCGCCCTTGCCCGCATCGAGCAGGACGGAGATGGGCGCAAGTTCCGTGCCGGAGCTGACCTCCGTCCCATCCTTGCTGCCCTCGGTTGGATTGTTCATATAGATATGCAAGAGTTCTGCCATTGTCACACCCTCCAAAATTCCAGAGACAGTTTATATACCTTCGGGAAATGAGCCATATACTCGTAGGATTTCACCACGACACGCATGGAGGGCAGGATATTCCCGCCCTCGTCGGTCACGGATACCATTGTGCGGCTGTCCCAGTAGCCCTTGATCTTTTCCCAGTCGGCGGCAGTGATTGTGACTGTACAGGAAATACGGTCGCCCTCTGAGATATGACCGAAATCCTGAACCACCGCTCCGCCGACAATCTCCAAGAGCTGCTGACGGTCATCGGGAATGGTCTGCCAGTTTTCAACAGATAATGTCCGTACCTCACCAATGTGAATATGAATTGGAATCACCTCCAAGTGCGTTCTCAACGGCAGGTCGGATGCGGTCGGCAACATGGTCTGCGAGCATACGCAGTCCCTCGTTGTCCTCCGTGACGGCGTTCTCGATTTGCACCTGTATATGAATTTGGCGATTGTCCGTCATGGAGGGAGAACCTTGTGCTTGATTATGAGAGGACGGCACATTCTGCCCCGCAGTTTGGATGCTCTGCGCCTGTTGTCCAAGCCCTGCCATCATCTGTGCATACGAGAACTCCTGCCCGTTGACACGAATACGGGAACTGTCCTCACGCTTCTCGGGAGCAAAATTCGGCAGGAGATTCTCCATCGCCCATTTACGCCCTGACTGGAACTGCTGCAGGAGTTCTGGTGTCAGCCCCAAATCCTCTGCCGTAAATTTGTTCTTTTTTCGAAGATACTCCATCAGCCCGACCTGCCCGGACTGCTTGAATACGTTCAGCTCCTCTTTCTGGGAGTGCAGAACTTCCAGAGCAGCGTTGCGCTTGGCATCTAGTTTCTGCTTCTCCGCCCAGCGTGTCGCCTCGACCTCGTCCAGTCCCTTCTGTACCCACGCATCCTTTTCGCGCTCAATCTCCGCAAGGCGATTTTCGAGTTCGGTCTTCCAGATGGAGTCAATGTTGGAAGCGACATCCCGCTCCCACTGCTCCATCACTCGTGCCTTGCTCTCACTGAGCCAGTTCTGCGTCTGCACCTCATCCAAACCCTTCTGCCGAAAGGCATCGGCTTCACGGGCGATGGAATCCAATTTGTTCTGCAGGTCGGTCTTGTAGAGCGCATTCGCCTTATCCACAACATCCCGCTGAAAGTCAGCATAGATTTTCGCTTCCTTTGCCAGACGATATTCGTCGATGAGATGCGGATCTGCGCCCTTCTGGAAGAACTGGAAGGATTCACGATCCAGAGCATGTAGGCTGTTCTGGATGTCCGTGTGTGTCAGTGTATATAGGCTGTCTGTCAGCTGTGCGGTCGCCTTTGCAGATTCACTGACCGTCTTTGCGGCATCTTTCTCAGCCGCCGCACGGATTTTTGCAGCCTTGGCATTTTGCTCTTGCGCCTTGGCATTCTTCTCTGCCTCGGCACGCGCCTTCTCCTCTGCCGTCGCTTTCTCTTTAGCGAGTTTCTGCTGTTCTTGGTACTGCTTGTATTCGTCCCCGTAGAGAGCGTCGAGAGCCGTACCACCGAGAAACGGAACTGCAATCAGAGGAGATGCCACGGGGTGATTCTTTAAGAGCCATGAATTTGCCTCGGCGTGCTCATTGACCTTATGAATCTGCTCACCAACAAAGCCCGCAAGTTCTGCAACGGTCTTGAGTGCTTCACCCCATCCGAGCACGGCATCTTTGATCTCGTCCTTGTTGTCGCGAATTGTCTCGATGAACGTCTGGAAACCGTCATTGATCTCGGGCATGAGTTCCTCGGCGGCAGGGAGCAGCGCCGCGCCGAGGGCAAGTTTCAGCTGTCCCGCTTCCATCTCCATCGCACGCCATTTGAGATACGTCTCGTGCGCCTGTGCCGGGTCAAGCAGCCCTGTGGTCTTGACACGAGAGGAAATGGTCATCAGATCGTCATACTGTTCGAGAATGGGGATAAGCGCCGCACCACGCGCACCAAGGACTTCGGCGGTATACGCTTCCTCCATCCCCGCTTCGCTTGCGGTCTTGTATCCTTTGGCAAGCTGCGCCAGCTGCTCATTGAGCGGCAGGAGATTCCCCTGTTGGTCTTTGAGCGCAATACCAAAGCGCGAGAGGGCGCGTGTGGTATCGTTACCCGAATTTCCGGCGGCAGATACCTGTTTGTCGAGACGTGCAATCAGAGGTATGACGCTCTTGATATCCGTATCCGCAAGCTGAAACACCCGATTGAGCGTCGCCGCCTCTCCCGCAGAGACGTGAAGCCGCTGTGTAAGTTTGTAGACGTTCTCGCCCGCAAGCATCGCGTCTTTCGTAATATTGAACAGTCCTGCACCCGTTGCAGCGACTGCCATAACGGCAGCCATCTTTGCAGACAGCACATTGAATCCACTCGTTAGGTTTTTGACACCCGCCTGTGCCGCCGTCATTCCCGCTGAGATACGTCCGCCGAGCGTACCGGAAAGCACGGCACTCTCCTTGAGGCGGTTATTCAGTTTCCGCACCTCGGCTTCGGTCTGTGCGACGGTTCTCTGTTGACGCAGGAGATTGCTCTCTGCTCTACGGTAAGATGCACTGTCTACGCCGTCATTCTTTTTCGCGGATTGGAGGACAGCCGCAAGAATCTGTTCTTTCTGCCGCTGAATATCCAGTTCGCGGTTGATCGCCTGATGGCGCACCTTGATCTTATCCAGTTCCGTCCCCACACCGTCGAGTTTGGCAAGATCGGCATCCAGTTTCAGATGGATGTTATTCGCCTTGCTGTTGAGCCGTGCGATGGAATCCGAGACGGTTTTCCCCGCCGTATCGAAGTCCAGCTGCAGCTGTGCGATGTTGAGACCGATGTCGAGATAGAGTTCATCAATCTTTTGTCCGCGCTTTGCCACTCCATCTCCCTCCCTACATCACGTCGTCAATAAATCGCTCGGACAATCTTTCTTCGCAGATCGCTGTTACTACAAGCTGATCGAGCAGGAACGCAATCTCATGTGAATCAATCTCGTGCATCGTCCACCCGTAGGCGGACTGCAGCCGCTCGTAGTAACGCAGTAAATTCTGGTACGGGGAAAGAACTACGCCTCTTTCCCCGTCTCCTCGTTTGGGAGGTTCACCAGTTTGGAAAACGTCAGTGACTGAATCCAACGGAAAAGGGAGCGCGTCAGCGGCACAATGTTCGCAACGTCTACATTCTCCTCCACGGATTCCCTTGTCACTTCCTCCCGTCCGAATCCAAGGATAATCAGTCGGACGTGTGCATCCAAGAAGACCTCAAGATTCATGTCCTGCTTGTCGGCATCAAAAAAGGCAAGGAACTCGCGCCAGACCTTCATCTTTGGAGGGTTTGGCATGATCTCCCTGCCCGCAATATGCAGTTTCGGCGTTTCCATAGCTTCCTCCCTCAGACCTGCTCGTACCACTTCGTCCCCGTCTCAGCGGCAAAGCCCGCCGCCTCCTCGTCTGCCTTGGCGTAGGACAGCCCATCCGAGAGACGGTAGATCGCCTTTGCCGTCAGTGTCGGCGTGTCGAACTGAATACTCTCCTGCTTCGAGTTGCCAGATTCCGAGGGTTCCGTGAATTGGACTTTGTAGAACTTAGTATATCTCTTCTTGCCGTTGCGCTTATCCGACTGAAAGAGCACAGCAAAGTACGGCGCAACATCGTCCTTGCCCGCCTTCATCACACCATTTTCGATACTGTGTCCAAGGAGATACGCGACATACTCAAGCGGTAAAGCAGCCGTGTCAAACGTCAGATCGTAGGATGCGGTATTCGATGCCGTATCCACGGACTGACCGTCGGCAAATAGCTCCGCTTGATTCGTCTGTGGCTTGATGTCCACCTTGCGCAGGAGCTTCCCGAGCGGGATCGGAGCTTCGTAGGTCGCCGCTCCTCCTGCCACATCGGTTAGCATCTTGGCAATATGAAGTTTCTGGATGTTGATGAACTGCCCGCTTGTCAGATTCCCGGCGGGCTTTCCTGTTGGTGTTGGACTTGGCATTTTATTCTCCCTCCACTGCTGTTTTATAGTCTGTAATTTCAACGAAAATGTCCTTCTCGACAATCTCCTGCGTCTGTGTACGGACAAAGCCGAGTGGCAAAAGCGCGTTCTGCACGGCGCAATGAATCTCTCGAAATCGTCCGTCCTTCGTCAGAATATGGATACGCACCGTGATTCGGCGTTCCAGTTCCGTGCCGTCTGCCGAGAGCGCAGGAACATCCGAAATGACGGTGTAGACAAGAATCGGATACGTCCCTGCATCGGGGCTGCGCCCGTGATAGATGCTCTTCTTTCCGTGAGCGAGAAGCTGCGTCAGCTCCTTCGAGCACACAAGTGCCTGATACACCATCTTCGCAATACTCATTTCCCTCGCCTCCGTATTGCCATACGGACGGCATCGACGATGGCAGAACGGATCCCATCCTTCTTGGCATCGAGCGCGGGATAGAGAAACGGCTTGTTGATGCGTGGGCTGAATTCGACGAGTGTACCGTAGAATACGCCATCCTGAGACTCCGCATCTGCCGCAATCCTCCAAACGGAGCCGTCCTTTCGTCGCAGTCGCTTATGGATGGAGTCGCGGAGTGCGCCCTTTACCACGCGCTTATCTGTTCCCGTATAGACGGGACAGCGGGTCTTTGCCTCCGCGACCACATCGTCCGCTCCGTGCGCGAGTGCTTCCTTTGCCGCAGCCGTCGCCTCTGCGCCAAGCTCGGACAATATCTTCTCGGCAGAGACGAATCCTCGGTATCTAGCCATCTTCCACCAACTCCCTGCATTCCAGAACAAGCCACCGCTTCTTCCCGCCAAGTGGATACGGCGGCGCAATCGGTGTGAGCGTTTTGTCTCCCCAACGAATACGATCCGTCACTCGTACATCCGCACAGTAACGAATGACTACACGATAATCCACCTCCTGCACCTTCTCCGCATATCCGTCCGAGATTTTTGCCGCAAAGGGCAGAACGAGTGCCCATGCTTTACCGACTTCCTGCACCGACGATGAAAGGATATTCCCCTCATCATCCGTCTCCGTTACGGGACGCAGGATGGAAATCCGATGACGCAGTTCGCTCATGGACACCCTCATCTAAAAGACCTCCTTCCGCACACCGAAAAGAAGCGAGCGCAGCGTCAGCGCAAGCCCCCTGTGGTCGGCTTCCTCTCGGTGTTCGTAAAGATAGGATACGGCGTAGAGTATTGCGACCCGTACAATCGCCTGATCTTCGAGCTTGGACAGCTTCTTCACGCGCAGAAGTGCCGTGCAAATCTGTTCTGCCGTTTCCGCAAAGTGCATGAGGAGATCGTCCTCCTCATCGCCGTCAATGCGCAGATACTGCTTGACTGCTGCAAGCGGCACAAGCATAAAACCACCTCCCCTCTTTGCCGCAAAACCAATGAAATCGCTGATAAAATGGATAAGTGGACGATTTATCAGCCCTTCATCTTGAGTGTCTGCACGGCTTCCTCGAGGACGAGTTTGCCGTCCACACGCTCCTTCATGACGTAGCCGACCATGCCGTTGCCCGCAAACAGCTCCTTCAGTTCCTGCAGGGAACGTGTCCCACGGTCGCCAATGTTGTAGTAGGAGTAATCTCCGAATGCGATGACGGTCTTACCCGCCTCGACAGCCGGCATATATGCCGAGGAATACACGGGGTAGCCGAGCAGACGGTCTGGTTCACCCACCTGGTAGGACGGCTGCCAGAAGTACGCTCCATTCGCATCCTTGAGCTTTCGGATGCTTGCAAGCGTCTGGTCGTTGACAATGAATGCCGCATTCTTGCGGTAGGGACGCTTGAGGCTGTAGACGAGTGTCACGAGTTCGTCCGCCTTGAGGTCTGCCGCCGCCGTGGTGACGGATGTCTTTGCCGAGGTAAGGAGTCCCTTGGGCTTATGCGTACCATCGCCACTCAGGAATGCGTCCTCCTCTGCGTTGCCGAGTGCCTTGCCGAACTGCTCGATGAGGTAGTTCTCAAGGTTGAAGGCGTTGTCATAGAGAAGCTCCTCCGTCACCTTGACCGCGACATGGAGTTTGTGCGCGTCGAGAACGATCTGGTCGAAGGTCGCGTCCCCGAAGGTAAGTGCTGCGCCCTCCTCAATCCACGCTGCCGCGGGCTTCGTAGCGGCGATGTTGATCTTATGTTCCCCGCTCGTTGTGATGACCGTTGCAAGCGGACGCAGGACGTTCTCCTCATTTAGAACATCGATCAGACGCTTATCGTATTCCGCGGGAACGAGATAGCCGCCGTTGGCATCCACACCCTCCTGCAGGACGTTCTCCACCTGACGGAAGTTCGTGCGAAGAGCCTTCAGCATCGCCGCACGGTATGCCTCGCTCGCACGTCCCGTCTTTTCGGCTGCCGATCTTGCACCCGGAATATTGGTAATTGCTGCTGCAGTCGGCTTTGCCAGCTGCGCGTCAAGAATCGCCTGACGTTCCATGCGCTCGATGTCCTTGCCGAGTGCGAGCACCTCGCTTTCCATCTGCTCGTATGCCTTGGCATCTTCAGCTGTGAGATGCCCGTCCTTTTCGTGAGAATCCAGAAACTGCTTTGCCTGTTCCCACATTTCTGCACGCTTCTCGCGCATTGCCATGATCTTATCCATGTTCTTGTCCCTCCATTAGTTCCTCAATGTGAAATAGAAAAGAGCCGTCGTTTGAGCGGCTCTGCATCGACATTGTGTGTTCCCTGCCCGAATTTCGAGAGCAGAGAGTTTGTGACGGCGGCGCGGGAGAAGATCAGCCCGTCTGCCGTATCGGTCACAGGACGTTGAGCGTCCGCATAGAGAACGGAATCCGCAAATCCAAGCTCCACCGCTTTCTTTGCATTCATCCACGTCTCGGCATCCATGAGCCGTGAAATCTTCGCACGGGACAGCCCCGTCTTGATCTCATAAGCGTTGATGATACTCTCCTTGATTTCGGCAAGGAACGTGATCGTCCGCTCCATCTCGTGTGTATCCCCTATGGAGACGGTCATGGGATTGTGGATCATGAGCATCCCCAATGGCGAAATCTCGATGGTCGATC